TACGTTAATTAAATTAAATACTTTTGATGCTAAGTTTGTAGCTAATATTCATGACGAATGGCAGATACAAGTTAAAGATAGTCAGGTCGAAGCTGTTGGTTCAGTAGGTGTTCAGTCTATTCATAGAGCAGGTGACCATTTTAAAATGCGATGTCCCTTAGATGGTGAGTATAAAATAGGAGAGAGTTGGTATGAAACTCACTAAAGTTTGTAGTAAATGTAATGTAGAAAAAGAACTTAATAAAGAAAATTTTTCACCTAGATATGGTAGAGAAAACAAAGCTGGAAATGTATTTAGAACTTATTGTAGAGATTGTTATAATAAACTTACTAGAGGTAATCCTAAATATTTAAGAAAAGCTTTAATAAGACATGCTAAAAGGAGAGCTTTAGATAAAGGATTAGAGTTTGATTTAAAATCAGAAGACTTAACTTATCCTGATGTTTGCCCTGTGTTAGGAATAAAATTAAAACATGGTTATGGTAAAGGTAAAGACAGGGACAACTCTCCCTCAATAGATAGAATTAATAACTCTAGAGGATATATAGTAGATAATGTTATTATAATATCTGTATTAGCAAATAATATAAAAAGTTCTGCAACACCAGAACAGATAATAAAGGTAGGAGAGTTTTATAAAAAACTTCATAAAGAAAAAGGTATAACAAATGAAACCTAAAAAAGAAGACAGAAAGAAGTTTGATATAGATTTAGAGTATGGAACTATTAGAGAAGATAAGATTGCTGATTTGTTTGTTAACAAAAAGATTGAAGTAAAGTCTGAGAGAGACATCTGGCAATCAACCGGTAACATAGCAATAGAGTATGAATCCTATAGTAAACCATCAGGCATAAAAGCAACTGAATCTGATTATTGGTTTCATAATCTATGTATAGGAGATGAAGAATATTGTACATTAGTTTTTAAAACAGAAGTGCTGAGAAAGATTGTAGAACAGCTTGATACATTTAGAACAGTTAGTGGCGGTGACCATAATGCTAGTAGAATGTTTCTTGTTAACTTACAGAAACTATTTTCTAGCGATGTTATAAAAGCATTTAAAGAGTTAAATAATGCCGAGAAGAAAGAAAAGAAAACTTGAAACCGTAGTAGAAGATATCTACGAAGTAGTAGGTCGTTTAGGACAAGGCGAAGCTATTGATGTGAAAGAAGAACACATAGATGCTTATGGCGAGTTTATGAAACAAGCCTTAAAAGACTGGCTTACCCCTAGGGCTAATCAGCAACCTATGCTACGTATGTCTAATATTGGAAAGCCTATGCGACAATTATGGTATGACATGAACTCAGAACGAAAGTCTGCTGGTATCAATGCTCCTACTATGATTAAGTTTTTGTACGGTCACATACTTGAAAGGGTTGTATTGTTCTTAACAGAACTTGCCGGACATGCAGTTACTGATGAACAAAAAGAAATAAAGATAAATGGTATCTTAGGACACATGGACTGTAAGATAGATGGTGAGGTTGTTGATATTAAATCTGCATCTAATTTTGCTTTCCAAAAGTTTAAAAATGGCACTCTAGCAGAGAATGATATATTTGGGTATATGGCTCAACTGTCTGGTTATGAGACTGCAGAGGGTACAGATAAAGGAGGATTCCTTGCAATCAATAAAGAAACAGGAGAACTTGCACTTTATTGTCCAGAAGAGCTTGACAAAATAAATATAGATGATAGAATTAATAAGGTTCGGAAATCAATATCTTCGAAGACTCCTCCAGAATTATGTTACAGACCTACCCCTGAAGGTAGCTCAGGTAACTTCAAATTAGCGAGAGAATGTACTTACTGTCCACATAAGTTTGAATGTCATAAAGATACCAATGATGGTAAGGGATTAAGAGTATTCCAATATGCAAAAGGTCTAATGTATCTTACTCGTGTTGTAAAAGAACCTAAAGTAGAGGAAATCACTAGTAAGTTTGTAAATGGTTGAAGACGTAGTAAATAAACCTAAACATTATAATCAAGGTAACATAGAGTGTATAGACGCTATTGAAGCTATGTTAACTTATGAAGAGTTTGTTGGGTATCTACGTGGGAACTCGTTGAAGTATAGATGGAGGTTTCGTTTCAAGAACGGTAAAGAAGACCTACTTAAAGCTGAGTGGTATGAAAGAAAATTATTAAAAGTATTAGAGGATAAAGATGGTTGAAGACAAGGTAGGAGAAAAACCTTATTTAGGAATAATAATAAATTATGACAAAGATAAAAAGCTTGATAAGTTTAGTAAAGATACCATACAAGATAGATATTTATGGGATGCAGAGACTAGTCCTCAGGAAGCCTTTGCTAGAGCTGCTGTTTATGTAAGCACATATAAAGATGAAACAGATTATGAAATGGCTCAAAGAATATATGACTATTCGTCTAATCATTGGTTTATGTTTAGTACACCTATTCTTTCTAACGGTGGCACTACTAGAGGTTTACCTATTAGCTGCTTTTTAAATCATGTGCCTGATAGTAGGCATGGTTTATCAGCCCACTACGATGAAAACATTTGGTTAGCTAGTTCCGGTGGTGGTATTGGTGGTTACTGGGGAGAGGTAAGAAGTGATGGTGTCTCTACTTCTAACGGTAGTAAGTCAACTGGGTCGATACCTTTTATGCATGTTGTTGACTCTCAGATGTTAGCTTTTAATCAAGGTACAACAAGACGTGGTAGCTATGCAGCTTATCTAGATATATCGCATCCAGAGATTGAAGAGTTTATGATAATGCGAAAAGAATCTGGCGGTGATATAAATAGAAAGTGTTTAAACTTACATCATGGTGTTAATATAACAAATGCATTCTTGGATGCTATTCGTAATGATGATGACTGGCGATTGATTGACCCTAAATCTGGTGCTGCTGTTAAAATAGTCAAAGCTAGAGAGTTATGGTCTAAGATATTAGAGACTCGTGCAGAAACTGGTGAGCCTTACTTAGTAAATATAGACACTTGTAACGATGCTTTACCTAAAGAACAAAGAGAGTTAGGATTAGAAGTTAAACAAAGTAACTTATGTTCTGAAATAACACTAGCTACTAACGAAGAAAGAACTGCTGTATGCTGTTTGTCAAGTGTAAACCTTGAGTACTATGACGAGTGGTCCAAAGATAATCTGTTCATAGAAGATTTAATTACTATGCTTGACAATGTTTTACAGCATTTTATTGACAATGCAGTCGATACTGTACAACTTGGAGAATACAATGCAAACTTTAAAAGGTTTAAAAATTATATCAGAGAAGGTCAAGAAGGTTTCACTAAAGCAGCTTACTCAGCCTATCGTGAAAGGTCTATCGGGCTTGGTGCAATGGGGTTCCATGCTTATCTCCAAAGTAAAAACATTCCCTTTGAAGGTCTATTCGCTACTAGTTTTAATTACAAAGCGTTTAAGCACATTAAAAAATCTGCGGTGGAAGCATCTAAGAGACTCGCTGATAGTAGGGGTGAAGCTCCTGACGTTTCTAACTCTGGTCTTAGGAATGCTCATCTTCTTGCTGTTGCCCCTAATGCTAGTAGTAGTATCATATGCGGTGGTACGTCACCGTCAATAGAACCTTTTAGGGCTAATGTTTATACTCATAAAACTTTATCTGGAAGTTATAAAGTAAAAAACAAATATTTAGAAAAATTAATAAATAAAAAATTTAAAACTGCAGAAGAAAAAGAAAACATTTGGAAAGAAATTAATGCAGCAAAAGGTTCAATACAACATTTAGATGAGTTTAGTGAGCAGGAAAAAGAATTATTTAAGACTGCTAATGAAATTAATCAAATCTGGGTAGTAGAACACGCTTACAAGCGTCAAGAGTTCATATGTCAGGCTCAGTCAGTCAATTTATTTTTTGTGCCTCCTGAGGCTTCTATGGAGCAGGAAACACATGATGAATATTTACAGTATGTAAGTGACGTACACTGGTACGGTATGAACCAACTAAAGTCTTTGTATTACTTTAGGTCTGATGGAGCTAGAGGTGCAGAGAACGTAAATGTTAAAGTACCTAGAATTAAATTAGATGAAGTAGAATGTATAAGTTGTGAAGGATAAGATGAAAGAACATTACTATAAAGACACATTATTGTATCAAGCATTACAAGCTAGATACATGGCTGAAATGATAGAAGCCAAAGCTAACATAGAAGTTTACCTTGATAAGCATGTAGGAGTTGCAGAGCATCCTAATATTGTTGAATCATTAGATAAACTTATCGAACAATATTCCAATGCAGAAGAAAAACTAAAAGTTTTAGAGGAGAAGTTTTAATGAATCCTTTTAACTTTACTTTATTTTGTTTAGGTTTATTTTTTTTATTTGGTGTTTTTATATTAACAATATATAAAGATTTACCTTACACTAACTATTCTGACAATCATCTTTGCATAGCAGATTGTTGGGAACAACAACAACGGAGATAACATGAGCTTAATGGGCACAAGAGATTACTATAAACCATTCCAATATCCTTGGATGTTTGAATACTATGACATGCAAAACAGAATGCATTGGCTACCTTTAGCAGTACCTTTACATACTGATGTCAAAGACTGGAATGAAAAACTAACAGATAACGAAAAGAATTTATTAACACAAATATTTAGATTGTTTACTCAGTCTGATGTAGACGTAGCGTCTGGTTATGTAGAAAGGTACTTACAATTATTTAAGTTACCAGAAGCTAGAATGATGATGTTATCTTTTGCTAACATGGAATGTGTGCATCAACATGCTTACAGTTTATTATTAGATACAGTGGGTATGCCTGAGATAGAATATAAAGCGTTTTCTGAATACGAAGAAATGTCAGACAAACATAATTACATTATAGACTTTAAAACTAAGAAGTCTGATAAAAGGTCTATAGCAAAAGCCTTAGC